AAAAGGGATGAACGGAAGTTCCATTACTGGAAAAACAAAAAAGCTCATTATTGCACCGACTGCGGAAAAGAAGATGCTTATACAATGAATGGTCGTGCTTATTGTTTTGAGTGTACCGAGAAAAAAAAGAATGTACTACCACAACAACAAGACCCATTGCAGTACTGTTACCAAAGAACGGCGTGAACGCCTGAAAAGTGAAGGCATCTGCGTTATGTGCGGCAAGAACAAGGCTATACCGGAGCATATTTTGTGCGAAAAATGCAGAAATATACAACTGCGTCGGGATAGAATAAGGCGAATGAGAGCCCATAAGAAAATAACCTATACTGATGCGGTCTATATGGGTCTATGTACTCAATGCAAAAAGGAGCCGTCAATCAAAGGCAAAAGGCTGTGTCAAAAATGTTATGACAAAGCTATGATCGGCATAGAGGCTATGCACGCTGCAAATCGAGAAAAGAAAAATAAAGATCATATCTGGAGAGGTTTAAACAATACAACGTTTTTAAAAGATGAGAAAGGCGGTAAATAACATGAAAATTATGTGTAACAGAGATAAGCTGATGAACGCTATCAAGTACGCTTCAAAAGCTATTGATAAAAATTCCAATGTAATAGCGTTACAGGGTGTAAAACTGGAAATCTTGAAGCATGATGAACTGAGTGTAACAGGCTTCAATCTGAGTCTTGAGGTAATCAGATTTATTGATTGCCATGTTGAAGATGATACCAACGGTTCAATCGTTGTAAATCCTGTTTTCGTCAACAAGATACTTAAAACAATGCCCAAAGGTCAGGTTTGCTTTGAAAGCAATGCAGATCACCGTTTAACTATTTCAAGCGGAAAGATGGAATATGAGATCGTCTGCTTGGACGGTGAAATATTCCCGGAAGCTCCGTACATTGATGATCTTGCCAACAGAATATGGGTGCAGAAAAACACTCTCAGCAGTATGATAGAACGAACAATATTCGCTACATCAAAGAATGAAGCAAAACCCATAATGATGTGTGAACTTTTTGAATTTGAAAACAACAAGCTTCACGTTGTTGGTGTTGACGGTTTCAGAATGTCGGTATCAGAGGGAGATGCTGAATGCAGCGTTAAAAATACTCAATTTGTCGTTCCCGCCACAGCTCTGAAAGAGATCATGGCGAATATCGACAAGGACGATAATAAAATGCTTATCCGTGTCGGTGATAAGGCAGCAGCATTTGAATTCGCCAGTGGAATGATAATTACAAGACTTTTCACAGACGGAGAATTTCACAGATGGAGATCAACTGTTCCGACATCATGTGCGACAGAAGTAGTCATTGATAAGAAAGAGCTGTTGCAGTCATGCAAGCAATGTCAGCTCCTTTTGAATGAAAAGAACAAAGCTCCGGTCGAATGTAATTTCTATGACGGTAATGAAATGGAAATCAAAGTGTCAACCGCACTGGGAAAGTTCTCCAACATTCTGAATGTTGACAGGAAGGGTAAGAAAATTGAAATCGGCTTTAACATCAAATATCTTACCGATGCGGTGAATCATGTTGATTCTGATAGAATAAAAATACAGATGAACAGCCCTAAAAATGCGGTAGTAATAAGAGATGCGGATCACAACGATGATAATTTTCATATCGTTATGCCGCTGAAGTTAAAGGAGAATGAAAATGGGAAATGAAATTTACAATGGAATAATGGGACTGGTCGTTGGTGATGCTCTGGGCGTTCCGTTTGAATTTAAGAAGCGGGATAGTTTCATTTGCCCTGGTATGACAGGACACGGAACATACGATCAGCCGCCCGGAACATGGTCAGATGACAGCAGCATGACCCTTGCAACGCTTGACAGTCTGATAGAGAATAAGGGTAAAATCAATCTTGAAGATATGATGCTGAAATTCATGAATTGGCTTTATTATGACAAATACACACCGTACAATAATGTTTTTGACGTTGGTCAGACAACGAGATCTGCTATCTGGGAATACGCTTATAACGGTAAGTCGGTTTATGGATGTGGTGAAAGAAGTGTCACCAACAACGGCAACGGATCCTTAATGAGAATACTTCCCCTTGCTTTCATAGATACCAATACCAAAGACGTGTTTAACGTGTCGGGACTTACTCACGCTCATAACATAGCGAAAACCGCTTGCCTGATCTATGTGAAGATAGCAAATAATCTTGTTCATGGGTACGATAAGGAAGATGCTGTAGGCAATGCTCTGACAGAGTGTGAATGGTGTATGACGGAAGTTTTTGAACGGTTGAAGTACATCAAAGACTTTCACCGTAATGCAATAAACAGCAGCGGTTATGTGATACATACTCTTGAAGCGGCGTTATGGTGCTTCCTCACGACAGATAATTATAAGGATTGCGTTGAAGAAGCCGTGCGACTGGGTAACGATACCGATACAACAGCAGCAGTTGCAGGTGGGCTTGCGGGTATTTATTACGGAGTAGGCGGAGATGGTATTCCTGAAGAATGGATAGAAAAAATTGCACGAAAAGACTGGATAAAAGAGCTGTGTGAAAAATTTGAAAATGCACTAAATTTAGTGTAAAATACACAGTTTCACAAAACGAAAATTGTATAACATGATTAAGCAATTCAAGTTAAATTCAAGTTGAATTCAAGTTGAACTTAGTCAAGTTGAATTGGTTTAAAGCACGTAGGTATGCGGTTTTATTGAGTTCAAATTCAAGTATTCAAGTTAATTTCAATTTCTTAGTATTTTAAAATATAGAAAAATATAAAAAATCGCTATAAAAAGTATAATATATAGTAATATAACTTGAATAACTTGAATTGATGACCTTCAAACCCGCATAACTACGCCGTTTGAAGCAATTCAAGATGATTTTTTCATCTTGACTTTATCTTGAATTATCTTGAATTTTGAAAATGAGTAAAGGAAGGGATGTGTGAAATGACAGCAAAGCAGTATTTAAGTTCGCTGAAACGGCTTGACTCGATAATCAAGCAGAAAACTGAAGAATTAGAAGATCTGAAGTCAAAGTCAAAAAGCATAAGATCTATCGACTATTCCGCTGAAAGAGTGCAGAAAAGTCCGTCAACTGATGCTCCGTTTGTGAAGATACTTGATAACATTGTTGACTTGTCGAATGAGATCGCTGAGGATATTGACAGGCTGATAGCTCAACAGCATACAATAATTTTTCAGATACAGGAACTTAAAAATCCTATTCACATTGATATTCTGTACAAGAAATACGTGCAGTTCAAGCGACTTGAAAAGATTGCCGTTGAAATGAATTACAACTATGAGTACATCCGGCAGCTTCACGGTCATGCTCTTTGTGCATTTGAAAAAAATTTCGATTTTCTAAAAAAACTTACATAATCTTACGGAATATAACATTTATTTATGTTATAATATTATTGTGAAGATGTGCATAATGGAATAGACATATTGACCTACCTCCTTATGGATTTTATTACATACGGGCAATAGCCCGTGTGTGTCGTTGAAAAGTCTATCACGTTATCGTGTTGCGGCGTAATGTGATACGCAAGGGCGGTACTTGCGAACGGCACCAGTTGTTACATCGTTAGCAGTTTTATTCTCCTTATTTCTGCTGATGATACACAAAAAAGCCCGTTTAAGGGCTTTTTATTTCGATTTTCTCTCATAGTAAAAACACCGTCTTAATAAAGGCGGTGTTTTTATTTCCGAATGAAAGGGTGTGAAATTATGGGATTTAGGAAGGTAAGCTTAAAGCGGATGCGTGAAGCGTGGGAAGAATATAAGAACATATGCGATACGAACATCACAGTAAAGACGGAGTTTTCACAGAAAACATCACAGTTCGTAACGGCTGAAATTCCCGCTCCGATAACGTACACGCTTAAAGGCTTTATCAATTACATCGGTCTGACTGAAGCAGGTTTTTATACAACGTATAATAAAGACGAGAGATTTAAGTCGGTAATCGCACGTATAAAGACAGAATGCGAGATTGATGCGAGAAAGAAGTTTGAAACGGGAACACTTCCGTCACAGCTTTCGGGACTCTGGATGAGTAATTACGGGTATTCGACTAAAACGGATGCAAATGTTTCCGGTGCGGTTCCTGTTGTGATCTCAGGGGATGATGAGCTTGACGACTGAGGAAGGACGAAAGATATATCTTCCTGATGTGGTGGGCAGAGGATATAAAGATTATTGGAAGTTCAAAGGTCGTTACCGTGTCTGCAAAGGAAGTCGTGCTTCAAAGAAAAGCAAGACCACAGCATTAAACTTCATTGTGAGGATGATGCAGTACAGGGATGCAAATCTGCTTGTAGTGCGTAAGGTATTTCGAACGCTGAAGGACAGTTGCTTTACAGAGCTGAAATGGGCAATAAACCGTCTGGGTGTTTCGGGTTTCTGGGAGATAAAGGAAAGCCCGCTCGAGATGACGTACATTCCCACAGGGCAGAAGATCTACTTCCGTGGACTTGATGACCCGCTGAAAATAACCTCTATCACGGTAGAACACGGATATTTGTGTTGGGTATGGATTGAAGAAGCTTATGAGATAAGTAATGAAAATGATTTCAATATGCTTGATGAGTCAATCCGTGGTGCGATACCGAAACAGACGGGGCTTTTCAAGCAGCTCACTATCACCTTCAATCCGTGGAATGAGCATCACTGGTTGAAGAAAAGGTTTTTCGATAATCCCGACAGTCAGACACTTGCAATGACAACGAATTACACTTGCAATGAATGGCTTGACGACAACGATAAACAGCTATTTGATACGATGAAGGTGCAAAACCCTCGGCGTTATCGTGTTGCAGGGTTAGGCGACTGGGGTATTGCAGAAGGTCTGATCTATGAGAACTGGGAAGAAAAAGCCTTTGACATTGATGAAATACGACAGCTTAAAGAAGTCAAGTCTGCATTCGGGCTTGACTTTGGTTATACAAATGACCCCACAGCTTTGTTTTGCGGTCTTATAGACACCGTGAACAAAACGCTCTGGGTGTTCGATGAAATATACGAAAAGGGTATGAGCAATGAGAGGGTTGCTGATAGGATAATCAAAGCAGGGTACATGAAAGAGCGTATCGTTGCCGATGCTGCGGAACCAAAGTCTATTGACAGGCTGTACACGTTGGGAATATCCCGTATCAGACGTGCGAGAAAAGGTAAGGACAGCATCAACAACGGCATTGACTACATTCAGGATTATCACATAATCATTCATCCCAAATGCGTGAACTTCATCACGGAGATCGGGACGTACACATGGATGGTGGACCCGAAAACAGGTAAAACGCTGAATAAACCTATTGATGACTACAATCATCTGATGGATGCAATGCGTTATGCATTGGAAGAATACAGTCAGGGTTCGCTTTTCAGCTTTGATTAATAGCAAATTAGTAACAAAATCACAGTTCAATCCCGTGTTTATTGGCTTTGAACTTTATTGAACAACAAAAAGGTGGTGAAAATGCTTGTTTGATTTTATCGACAATCTGACCCTGAAGGTGTCCAACTGGGCATTGCAGGGAAAAGGTAAGATGACCGACAAAGAATTTATCGAAAAAGAGATCGCCAGATGGAAGAACAGTCCGAAAAGAATAATGCAGATAAAAGGACATCTGTATTATGACAACGAACATGACATCCTGATGAGGAAACGAGAGGTCATCGGTGCGGACGGCAAGCTCGAAACGGTCACTAATCTTCCGAATAATCACATTATCGACAATCAGTACGGTAAGTTGGTAAATCAGAAAGCAAACTATCTGCTTGGTCAGCCCATCACTTTTAGCGGCGAGAACGACAAGTACACAGAGCTTGTCAAGGACGTGCTGAATGATGATTTCATGGCTATGCTCAAAGAAGCGGGAAAAGACATGATGAACGGCGGCGTAGCTTGGCTTTATCCTTACTTCAAGGAAGATGGTTCTTTTGCTTTCCGCAGCTTCCCCGCCTATGAGATACTGCCCTTCTGGAAGGACAGTCAGCACACGCAGCTTGAAATGGCTGTAAGGCTCTATCTGGTCATGGGATATGACGGCAATGAACCGACAGTTATCCAGAAGGTTGAAATATTCGACTTGGCGGGCGTTCACCGTTACATACTGGATGGTGAAAAGCTTATTCCCGATGTGGTCAATCAGGACGAAATGACCGAAAGCTATGTAGTCAATCAGAGGGACGGAGTAACGGAACGTCTGAACTGGACAAGGATCCCGCTCATCCCGCTCAAATACAACAAACAGGAAAGTCCGCTGCTGAAGAAAGTGAAAAATCTTCAGGACGGTATCAACATCATGCTTTCTGACTTCCAGAACAATATGGAAGAAAACACCGGAAACACGATACTGGTACTGAAAAACTATGACGGTGAAGATCTTGGACAATTCAGGCGTAATCTTTCAGTTTTCAGAGCTGTGAAGGTTAGCAGCCGTGAAGGTGTTTCGGGTGGGGTCGATACCCTTGAGGTTACCGTCAACAGCGAAAATTACAAGACCATAGTTGATATATTCAAGAAAGCCCTTATCGAAAACGGCATGGGATATGATGCCAAAGACGACAGGCTTTCGGGTAATCCGAACGAAATGAATATCCAGTCCATGTATTCTGACATTGACCTTGATGCAAACGACATGGAAACGGAGCTTCAGGCAGCGTTCAAAGATATTCTTTGGTTTGTCAATACTTACCTTGCCAATACCGGACAAGGAAATTATGACAATGAAGATATTACCGTTATTTTCAACCGTGACATTCTGATAAACGAGTCGGAAGCTATAGACAATTGCGCTAAGTCGGTGGGAATTATATCCGATGAAACTATTGTCGCTCAGCATCCGTGGATAGATGACCCGCAGGAAGAAATGAAACGTCTCGAGAAACAGAAGCAGAAACAGCTTGAAGAACAGAAAAAGCAGTTTGAAGCTACTGCTTATGACCCCTTTGACAGCGATAAGGGTGATGATGAATGAATAACGCTCAGTACTGGGAAAACCGATTTGAACAGCTTGAACAGGCACAGCACAGTATAGCACAGCTTGACAAAGCTGAGATCGAAAAACAGTATGAACAAACGCAGCAGGTACTTGACGGACAAATAGCCTTATGGTATCAGCGGTTTGCGGACAATAACAAGATAACGCTTGCAGAAGCGAAACAGTATGTTCAAGGGAATATGCTCGATGAGCTGAAGTGGAACGTGCATGAATACATAGAGCACGGCAAGGACGTTTCGGGCAACTGGAAAAAGGAGCTTGAAAACGCTTCCGCTAAGTTCCACATTACCAAACTGGAAGCTCTGAAGATACAGACTCAGCAGAGCTTGGAAGAATTATTCTCCAAAGTGAACAGTACTGTCAAGCAGGGAGCGGGCAAAAGTTACACAACAGGGTATTATCACACGGCTTTTGAGCTTCAGAAAGGTTTTGACGTGGGATTTGATATTTCAAGTGTGGATCAGTCGCAGGTTGAAAAAGTGATCTCAAAACCGTGGGCAAATGATAAATACAACTTTTCACAAAGGATCTGGGGATATAAAAATCAGCTTATATCCACAGTTCACAGTATCCTTACCGAAAATATAAAGCTTGGGAGTGACCCGCAGAAGGCTATTGACCGGATAGCGGTCGCTATGAAAAACAGCAAGAAGAATGCAGGTCGTCTTGTAATGACTGAGGAAGCTTATTTTTCTTCCCTTTCACAGAGGGACTGTTTTGAAAAGCTTGGTGTGGAGAAATATGAAATAGTCGCAACGCTCGATGACCGAACGTCTGAGATCTGTCAGAACTTGGACGGCAAGGTCTATGATCTGAAGGACTATCAGGCAGGGGCAACAGCTCCCCCCTTTCATCCCTATTGCAGATCTACCACAGCACCATGGTTTGATACTGATTTCGGTATGCTTGGTGAAAGAACGGCAAGGGACGGGGACGGTAAGACCTATTACATTCCCGAAGATTTTACCTATCCCGAATGGAAAAAAGCTTTCGTTGACGGGGATAAATCAGCTTTTGACCTGAAAGTAATTGAAGGAACGAAGCATTATTCCTACAAGAACGCTCCCGCTCCGGTGCCCGCAGCAGTGGTGTTACCCGTTGTGAAACAGAAAAAGACCTATCTCACAAAGAAAAAGCTAATAGCAAACATTGCGGATGCCGATGCTCAGATAGAGGAACTGCAAAACAAGCTCCCTACTCTTTCGGGTGATGAAGCTGACAAGGCTCAGGCTGAGCTTGAAGCTTTGACGCAGCAGAAGGAAGAATGGGAAAACAAGCTGAATGATAAGCTTATCAAGGAACAGAAAAAGACCTTGAACAAGCAGATCTCAGGCTTGGAAGCTCAGCAGAATGAGATGCAGAAGGAGCTTGACGAACTGGAAGTCAAGACCTATTCGGGTATCTGGAAAAATGATGTTACTACAGCAGATTATGCATCACTCAATATTCAGGGCAAGAAAGCTTATTATGAACAGCAGCTTGCTTCCGGCTCTCTGACAGCGGAAAAGAAAGCTGAATTTGAAGGCTATCTTAAACAGCTTGAAGAACTGGAAAAAGAAGGTGCTGCATATGCTGAAAAGGCAGACAAGCTGAAAAAGACATCGCTTGAACTGAAAAAAGCCGTTTCCGATTTGCAAAAAATTGAAAACGGTGGTATAATCAAAGAGGATGACAGATTTTCTCAGGCGAGAAAAGACAATGCGCTGTGGGCTAAGTCCGTTGCGGAAGCAGACAAGAAACTGCGTTCTGTTTCGGGTGAAGTATGGCGCAATGCTTTAAAATCCGAAAAGGATGCTATTTTCGATTATACCAAAAGCTATAATAAATTCAATGAACCGCTCAGGGGAATTGATTATGGTACAA